AAATACCTGCTGCCAAGATCCCCAAACGGTACCAAATTTGCCTGCGGCTTGAGAACTTGCAAGCAGAGTACTATAATTACCCTCCCTATCAATATGTACTTCGGGTACCCGGGTAGTGTCAAACCATACATCAGAAGGAGGATCCAGAACCAAATCACCAGTATATGAAATAACACTGAAAGGATTAATATTTTCTACTCGCGAGGCAGCATTACTTTCTAAAAAAACATTACTGGTATATACCAGTGTCGCTACATTACCAGTTAAAGCATAGCTGTTAGAAGTTCTTTGAGCTGTACTGGTGCAAATTTCTTTAAGTCTATAGCTTCTCTGTTCAAACTGAGGTCTTAGAATACCTGCAGTAAAATCCATAGATACTTTATAATCTGAATCTAGTGGATTACCAACGCGATGCCCTGTAAAATTATCTACAACAAAACCGTTTTTAAATCTGTCAAAACCTAAACCGTCCTTAACTTGAAATAACGAGGTGTCTGTCTCTAACAGGGATAATGTGGTATAGTATTCTAGATTCTTAACCCTAGATTCTAGCTTTCCAATATCCCTCATGGTATAGCGTCTGTTATCTACCACAGTTACATCAACGTCTCTCTTTACATCAAAAACGTATGGTTTTTGTTCCAGCACAAACAGCGTCATTGAATTTTGAGGAGGAGCTGGTTCTTTAGGATTAAATGAACTGACTCCCTTCACCAGCTGTACATCGCCCTTTGATGTTAAAACAATTTTATCCGTTCTGGGTAAATAGTAGCTATAGTCAGTCAAGATGTCTACATCTTGATCTAAGAATTCTGAGGGACTGGTAAATGATGTATCATTGGTATCAATCCGAGGTCTAAAATCTAAACAGTCTCTCAACTGATAAGTTTTACTACCGGATGTAAACGAAGGAATATCATCATAGTCAATACCGTTGTATGAATCTACAGAAAAATAATCTCCTGCGCCATGAGTAAAATAATCAAAATTTATTCTTACTGGCCCGGTTGGTTTAGGCTGTCCAGACTTAAGCACCACCGAACCAAGGTCATAGTGAGATGTCTTTTGACCTGTATCAACCGTATAGCGATCGGTAACATCCACTGCATTAGAGTTTAGATAAGCAGTACCAAACGCATTTGCAGACATTCTAATATTAGATACAGCATAGATGTCCGCCTGACCCAGTGAAAGAACGGTGGTGGTGGCGGTATTATTTGCGGTAAAGTCAATGGTAGACCCCTGTACCAGTGTTTTAGTCTTCTTATCTGCTGCTGAACTGGTTTTAGTTACAGTGGTAATTATTCGTACATCATGAGACGCATAACTATTACCCAATGCAAAGGTGACCGTTTTACCGGTCGGGGAACCGGATCTCGTAACGTTGGCAGATAAGAGGGAGGCATAAGAGCCATTACTCTTATCAACTACTATATAATTGGTGGTGGAGAATGGTGAAAATACCTCATCAGTCCCAGCTGTAATAGCAACGTTACCACTAGACAACGTTCTGTCATATACTCGTTTGGTAGCATATGAAGTTTCAAGATTAGTTGAATCAACTGTTTTAATTGTAGCGTATGGAAACTCAAATAAAAGTATAGAGTCATTTTCTAATGTTGAATTCGTAAGTAAAGCGCTGTGTCTGGTAGCTCTAACACCAGCTATACTACCGGTTATATTAGCACTGGCTGTTGCACTTACTGCACTAGTCACATTACTGATAGATATGGTATTACCGTTAATTGTTATGAAATCACCAGCTTTAAGATCAGCGGTAAAATTTGTACCAATACCGGTTATTATGTTGCTGCTATGGGTGGTGGATACTGTACCATTAAGTGCAACCTGGGTAGGTATTATATTGGCAGTAAAGTCATTAAAACCGGCATTATCATAGTATATTTGCTTTACATCTCTCTCAAAAGAATATCCAGTTGACATACTTACATCAAACAAATAAGCAGTATAATTTTGCCCTGATACGTATTCTAGGGCTTGAATTCGCGCTGTTCCAACTTTAGTACCGGCAGCAGTCCCGGGAGTGGCGGTATAAGCATTGTGAAGATTAGCTGATGTTAGGGTAATAAGATCTGGGACAGAGTAAAGCCCCGTCACGCCGATATAATTACCAATTTGTGTTGAGACTGTACTGTTTGTTACCTCAATATAATCTCTCGCCTTGGGTACATCAACATACCGGGTCTTTATATTTTCTATCTCATATCCCTGCACATATGCTTTACCCGGGTATATAATACTCACCATCAGATCGGCGTTACCATTATTAGCAGAATCATATAGACCATCCATAATACCAACATTACTGGTTCTTAAATGTTCTATATTTTCAATACCATAGGGTCTAACAGTATAATTACCAGATTCATCGAAGGTGCGACGAGCCATCGTATCGCCAAGTATATTATATTCTGATATTACTTTCTGAAATATCATCACCCCATTTTCCATTCTGGAAAGTTCTACATAATTTAAATCTACAGTGTTGGCCTCAGGAAATGTTCTGGACTGTAAAGCAAGGCTAATCTGATAGCGATCAGAGCCTGGCGCAAAATAATTAAAAGATCCCACTGCAGGATCAAGTAGGGTGATATCATCGTCCGATGTAATAATAGATTCTGTAATTAAAAAGCCCACCGATTTAGACGGTGTATCACTATACTTGGAAATAATTATAGTTTCATCTTCGAAATATACAAAAGCCCCTTTGGTGAATATAACCCCAGAAGCTATAGAAAATGCAACACCCTTGCCAGTAGCTGCTGAAGCAGCAACCTGAAGTGTAGCGGTACTAGCAGTACCATATGTGAATGTTAATATTTCACCGTCACTAAAAGCAAATGTTTCTTTATCCGTACCAGATCCGGTATACCTGACGTAGATGGTAGATGGTTCTGTAGATGTAGCTACTGCATAGTTTATAACCTCGGCAGTAACTCCGGTGGTTTGACCAGTTACCAGAGCTCCCACCAGATCTACAATAACATCATCAGATGTAATATTGTTGTAGGAATCGGTTAACTTTACATACTTGTAAGTATTATTAAAGTGAGAATTACCCGGAATAACAATAGCACCTTCTTTAAATACGCTCTGACCAAATCTGGTAATTTGATTCTGAAGGATGGTTTGAAGTTGGGTCAGCTCTCTTGCCTGTACAGCAGCACCGGGCTTAAACAGAATCCGATGAAAGTTATTACCTTCACTGAAATCATCATAGTAGGGTGAGGTATTGAAATTAATTGCCATCTTTTACCTGTTACAATTTTATTACTGTTCTTAATTTTACAAGCTGTTGGTCACTGTAGCTAATCGATGTTCTGTTATCTATGTAAAGAAGATCACCACTAAACTTATTTATGCTTGGATATTTGTTTATAGCGCTTACAATATAACCGACAGAAGTAATAGGATCATCCAGCTGATCATTAACCGCAAATACATAATTATTGAGACTGTTTAATAATATCTGATTAGTAGCTGCCACAGTCTCCACCACGGTAAATTTGCGCGTTGTATCTGTGGCTAACTGTAGTACGGTGTCGCGTGCCAAAGACCCCACAGAGTTAACAGTCACAACAAAACAAGAACTACCCACCACGTTGGCGAATATTTTTGAATTAGCGTATTGTTTGACATCCTTAATTATACCAAACTGTCGGTAGTCGTTTACAATAGAGATATTTTGATTCTTTTCATCATTTATTGTAGAATATAACATGATAGCATCAGCGTATAATTCTTTAACGGGGTTAAAACCGTGCCCGTTTACAGGAGAAAAAATAGCCGTTACATTTGCATTACCACTACCACTTGATCCTGTTATGACAACATTTCCATAAGAATAACCCAACCCTGGGTTAGTTACAGAAATATATTCTATGGTGTTACTAGCATTGTTTACTACAACATTACCTACAAAACCCGTACCATTACCGAATATAGTTATGTTGGCATTTGCATAATGATCACCCACCCCATGTATTCTTAGTGCATAGATAGCGCCATCAATTGCAGATAGTTCCACAGTACTTTGTTGCGTACTGAGATCACCGGTAGAGAGATCAGCATAAGCGTTGGCAGATGCACCATCACCCACAATAGCAATATCCAAATAAGTATAACCACTACCCCTAGATTCTACAATAATATCCTCTATCTGACCGGCTGCATTTACAAACGGTGTTAATGCAGCACCAGTACCATCACCGATTAAGGAAATGGTAGTTTGAGTATTTGACCCGTAATTTAAACCCGGATCTTCTATTAATACCTTATTAATTTGATTATTGTAAAGTACCGGGGTTAAGATAGCTGTACTGGTAAAGGAAATATTAGCTTTAGCATTAACAGTGGGTTGGGTACTACCTGTGGTGGTAATAGAAAAAGTAGTGTTAGCTATAGCAGCTGTATTGTACCCGCTACCACGATTGTTAATTACCACCCCGGTTAGAAAACTATTGCTAAAGTTTAAAGTGACATTAGCATTGGAAGTGGGTTGTGATAATCCGGTTGTTGCAACTGTGGCTGTGGTATTAACTATAGCATTAGTTATATAACCCGAACCAACGTTGGATATAAAAACATTACTAAGCCCTTTAAAAAAGCTTGTACCCAGACCTCGGGTATCGTTTATAACAATAGTTGCATTACTATAATTACCGCCCGCATTATCTACTATAACGTCTAAAAAACTACCCGATCCATTGAATACTGCTCTTAGATTAGCTATTGAATTGCCCGAACCGCTTCTAAAATTACCATTGACAGTCAGGGTGGTTTGAGCATTACCCAGGTACCCTGATCCTGCATTATCAATTATAACACTCTCCACCTCACCGCCAGAATAAAATTGGTTGTGAATAGATTTTTGAACCGGCATGTATGCTGCAGTTAAAAATCTATTTCTCAGAGAAAGTGGTATGGTATAAAGATACTTCCAAACATAACCATCAGCATAGGTGTTGGGAGTAAAATTTGTACCCGTGGGCACAGATGTTGAGGCAGCTCCATTATAATTATCCAGGCATTTATAAACATTAAATGCTGTTGTCAATACATAAAATTCTGCTGTCTTTGGACTTGTAGCACCTGTATCAGAAGGGTAATTAACATTATACTCACCATCATATCGATCATACACCGTGCCAGTTGCCCAATCTCTTCTGGGCACCACCAAGGAAACATCGGTGGGTAATATTTTCTTTACACTTAAAATACCATTACGAGTTTCATACTCATACCGTTCCGTACCCTGAGGAGTATCGGGTGTGGTTTCATTATTCCATGCTAAAAATCTACCTATAAAATAATAATAGATAGATCTCCCGGCCAGTATATCCTCATATACCGTCTCCACCAACGAGTTGTGGAAGGTATCTTTTAGTAAGAATGACATATTACGATACGCTTACCACCCAGGTGATAACAATAACGTCACCGACACCTTTATTAACCACGGAAAACACCGTGCGACACAACATACTACCAACGCCAGGAAATCCATTAAAGATACCTGCCTCTACGACAGCCCCCGTTCCAGTTCCAGCTGGAAACGTTGCAACATAAGTAATTGCATTGGCGGTAACAGTAGTTGAATCAAGCGCCACGTTACCTGCCGCGATCGCTGCACCCAGGGTAGTATCACCAACTACAGCGGTGGTGCTACTGGTACCTACGCCCATCCTGGACATAAGGGCGGAGGTATTACCCGCCATTCTAGATGCTATGACCGACTTACCAGCAGTCACCACCAAGTTGTCAATATTTTTCTCATCTTTCTTATTACCAAATTGATCCAGATGAATAATGTTAACTTTACCCTTAAGGGCAATAGATTCTGTGAACATAGTTTTTCCTTTTTAAATCCCGTGTTATATTTATGTGCATTCTGTAGCTAGAATGTTTTTTTGAGTAAGTTAAATTACCCCTTCTCCTGCATATATTTCGCTGAAGTAAGCTTCAGAATCATAGTTAAGCCTTATCGCTGATAACGATTCAATTATTGCAAAAGTATCTGCAAGAGATTGGTTATATGTTGTAAGTAGGGTAATAGATAACGATTCTGTTACGGTAGTACTATCTGTAAAAGCTGGATTAAAGTCAGCAAGTATGGCGATAGATTCCAGCATTGTCGCGCTATCAGACAAAGGCTTATTAGTGCTAAACGCGGCAGACTCCAATATGGTTAAAGCATCTGTAGCATTAGTACTGAGATTGATTGCCTCTAGCATTGTTACGCTATCAGTCAGTGTTTTGGTTGTATTTAATAATGTACTAGACTCCAGCATTGTAACGCTGTCAGATAGTTCTTTATTTACGTTTAATGCCGATGCTTCAAGTATTATAACACTATTTGCGAAGGATATAAAGGGTACAAACGAAACAGATATAGTATCGGTAATTTTTAATGCATCGCGCAACTCAGTAAATATATTAGAGCTAGTAACTACACTGACATTGGCAGTAGCATTAATGGTATTGGTAAGCACACGACTGTTAAATAATTTTTGACCAGCTGGATGCACTAATTTATTAACTACTTCATAAAAATACGACAACTCCAGGGCAGATTCAACCTGGTATGCAAAAGGCTGGTATAATCTTTCAGCTTGAAGTCTAATGACATCATCAGAAAGAAACCCTTTATTAGAGGCCCAAGATCCAGGTTGTCTACCGATAGCTCCCACCGTTAATCTTATAATAGCTAGAGATGCATCTGCTATTCCGGATGACTCAGACTGCGCCGCAGTAGTAGTTACTGTGGTGCTAAGTATAATATTTCCGGTATAGTTAAAGGGTGAATCACTATTATAATCCGCATCGAAATATCGAGTAGGTGCACTTGCCCCATACTCACTTAAAATAGTAAAACTTTCCACAAAGCCTAATGTGCTGGATTTACGCACTGATGATGTAAGCGAAACCGGTCCAGCAGCCGATAAATTAACGTTAACATCCTCGGTAAAGTTATAACCGAAACTTAATATCCTTAACTTAGTAATACCCCCGGCTCCGTCCACAGCCAATACCTGCAACTGTGTATCCACAGCTCCGCCCACATTCACGTTAAATATCTGCGCTACTTTAAACCCGATGCCTGCTGCTATGATAGAATATCCGGTGGTGGTACCAGATACTGCGCCGGAAAAGATGATGCTGGTACCATTACTTACAGTAACGATATCTCCTATTTCATAGGGACCCAACTCATTATGCTCTAATGAAAATTCATAAAGATTGGTGGTAAGTAATCTTACTTCAATAATAGAGGTATGATAAAAAAGCCCATCCTTCTCCATGTCCAGAAAACGATCAATAATATCAGAGACGCTTCCAGTTAGAACAGACACCCTAATGGTCGTTTTTTGTATCCATACGCCATCAGAAGCTCGGAGTACGTTATCATACGGGTAGGTAACCTCAACCGGTTCATTATACAATAATTGGAATAAAAGTTTAAACGAAATTTCTGAACCTTTAGATTCGTATAGATCGCGTATTCGCTTAATTAGTAATCTTTTATTAGTCAGTACTCCCAGGGGTATGTTTTGCGCGTAGTTGGCAAGAAAATAATTTACAAATGATTCTGTTGTTGTATCAATATCACTATATGATCTCGCATTCTGTACGATTTCCAGTGCGCCCTGATCTTGCTCGAGAAATCTATAATAAGCTTCAACAAATGAAACATAGGTGGTAAAATCCGAACGAACAAATTCCGGTAACTGGCTACTTACCAGTGTTGATATTTTTTCTGTTATTCGGGTGGTAGCCATTTATTGTACAAAAGAGGTCATATTAATAGTAACCCCGGCAATAGTTCCCCCTGTAGCATTAAGGGTATTATCATCTATAACAAATATTTCATTTCTAGAAAGACTTATGTTTTGACCTATATTTTGAATACCACAGGTTAAATTTAACTCACTAATACCTGTTGGAAATCCACTGGGGGTTATACCTGTTATGCTTACCGCTCCGGTAGCATAATTAACAGTACCTACCCCCGAATTAACTGTAAGACCACTAACAGTATCCACTAATCTTAAAACACCAGAACCATTAAGATCTGGCGGTGTACTATCTGGTAAATCAGTTATCTTTACCAACGTGCTGACAGTGTTATTTAAAATGTAGAAATAACTTGATGTTAACTGACCGGGTTGTATGGAATTTCTAAATTTAATAGAAGTGTCGGTGGTAAAGATATTAGTGGTATTCAACACCAATGGTAGTCTTCTTTGAAGTTTCTCAACTACATTAATACTGAATATAGAAGGACTGGTAAGGAGAATGCTGCTAATTAATTTTGTCTGATTATAAGACTTATTAAATTTTTGTAAGTCGGTGGAGAAATAAGCGGTAACAGCACTATTAATTAAACTCTTTACAGCAGTAGATGTCAAAGTGGTTTGAGATGGATTATATGATGCATTGACAGTTAAGTTTACATAATAGTAGGTGGGATCCACAAACTCAGGTTGTATTGCAAGAACTTTTTTACTTTTTAAAGTGTCTGCTATAATGCTGTTTTTAGTGGTGTCAGATACCGTTGACCCATTAAATGGTTTTAGCGATATAATAACCTTACCATAGATAGGAGGATCATTTTCTTCCCCGCCCCATACCGATATTGATTCAAAGTTAGGATAACGCGATGTAAGTAATGCCTCATAATCGGAGGCTGTTACTAATCTATTACCGGTAGCGTTAACTTTGGGGGCATTATACTTTATAGATGTAATCGTTTCTTCATCAGCACCGCCAGTTGAATTAGAGTTAACTGTCACAGCTACTAATGTAGAACCACCTATGCTACTAAGAGCGGAAAAAGTTTGACTGGTGGTATCCGAGACATTAGCAACCGCACCTGAAGTAACTAAAAATTGTAGCTTAACTATATTACCCTTGGTAAGCTGCTTGCCAATAATCCCATCACCAAAATTTATCTCGTATCTCTCCCGGCTGTTTTGTTCCAGAAAGAATATTGTAGAGGTGCCATCTAAACCAGTAATATCGGTGGCCAGGGTATACACAGTTGTGGTTAAATCAGAGGGCGAAGTCTGTACAGATACCTGCAGAGTCGTTGTATCGATCGATGCACTGGGTAAGACGTATTTAATTTCAGTAGAGTTATCCGCTACTATATAATTAAAATTTTGTATGGTTCCCTCTACCACGCTTACATCGTTAAAGGTATATGTTAAACCGCTACGTAGGGAGGTCATATCCTCGGTTGTGGCAAAGGTATAGGTAGTACCATCAATGGAGGTGGTAAATTGAGTATAGCGATCCATGGTCAAGCTTGTTGGCAATCCAGTAGGACTGGTGACTACCACATCTATATCTGCAACAGCACCGCGAGCTGAGGTAGGGGTATAGCCCAGATGCTTTGCTATCGAAACAGCCGATGATCTCTTAATAGCTGAATCTAAAAACATCTCATTCATTACCATATTTGCCAAATAGGCATTGTAATGGGTGTTATAGGCTAAGACATCCAAGAGAGATGAGAGATTGAGCCCTCAAAATCATAGTCAGAAAAGCTTGTCTGAGCAGTTAAAAACGTTTTTAAATTTGACTTAATTTGGTCAAAATCGAGTTCTGCAATTCTTAATTGGGACATTATCGTACTCGGGTGACAAATGTTGTTAGGGTAATTGGTTTTTCTGAATTATTTACTCTAAAAATAATCTCTAAATCAATTTGATTTT